TGCCGACCGTGCGGGAACTGGAGGACGCCCTGCGGGATGCCGGGCTGTCCAGAAAGCAAGCCAAGGCCATCCTGGCCGATGGCTGGAAGGCGCTGCGGGACGCCGCGCTCGATGACGAGGATGCCGTGGTGCAGACACTGCGCCAGGCCGCCAAGGAGCTGAGAGCATGAGCGAAATCAATGCGGCGCTCGACGAACTGAAGCGCGCGAATTCGGAGTTCCAGCACACGCTGACGCGTCGTGTGGACGAACTCCAGACGCGGGGTGCCGTGCATCCCGAGACGGAAGCCAAGCTGGCCCGCATCGCCGAGTCGATGGACGGGCTGAAGGCCAAGGCCGACGCCGAAGAGGCGCAGCGCGTGGCCCTCAAGCGCATCGTGGACGAGCAGGACGCCCGTCTGCAGAAGCTGGCCGCGATGGGCGTGGACGGCAAGGGCGAGGGCCTGACGCCGGAGCAGCGCGAGCAGAAGGCCGCCTTCCTGAAGTTCGTCCGCAAGGGCGCGGACGTGCTCAACGGCGACGAGCAGAAGGCCATGTCGGTCGGCTCCGACCCCGATGGCGGCTACCTCGTGCCCGCCGACATGTCGGGCCGTGTCGTCTCGAAGATCTTCGACACGAGCGCCATCCGCACGATCGCGTCCGTCCAGAGCATCAGCACCGATGCGCTCGAGGGCCGTACCGACGTGGCCGAGGCCAACGCGGGCTGGGTCGCGGAGACGGGCAGCCGTGACGCCACGACCTCCCCGACGCTCGGCAAGTGGCGCATCCCGGTCCACGAGCTGTACGCGATGCCGGAAGCCACGCAGAAGCTGCTGGACGATGCCGGCGTCGATGTCGGCGCGTGGCTCGAGGGCAAGATCGCCAGCAAGTTCTCGCGGCTCGAAGAGACGGCGTTCATCGCGGGCGACGGCGCGGGCAAGCCCCGCGGCTTCACGACCTACACCACGGCGACCACCGTGGACGACTCGCGCGCGTGGGGCACGCTCCAGCACGTGGCGTCGGGTTCCTCGGGCAGCTTCGGCACCGACCCGAACGGCGTGAATAAGCTGCTCGACCTCATCGGCTCGCTGAAGCCGCACTTCCTGCCGGGCGCGCGGTTCGTCATGAGCCGCATCACGCAGACCAAGGTGCGCCAGCTCACCGACGCCTCGAGCGCGGGCAAGTTCGTGTTCGTGCCGTCGTTCCAGGCCGGCGTGCCGAACACGCTGCTGGGCTACCCGGTCATCATCGCCGACGACATGCCGGCGTTCTCGACGGCCAACGCGCTCGCGGTGGCGTTCGGGGACTTCGCCAGCGGCTACCAGATCGTGGACCGGCTCGGCATCCGCGTGCTGCGTGACCCGTACACGAACAAGCCCTACGTCCGCTTCTATGCGGTCAAGCGGGTCGGCGGCGACGTGATCGACTTCGAGGCGATCAAGTTCCTGAAGATGGCCTAGTCGGCACAGGGACATCACAGGGAGAGACGCACATGCGAGACAACGTCAACAGCTTCAAGATCGTGAACGCCCTCGGCTACGCCGCGCGCACCGCCACCGTCAGTGGCGAGGTGATCGACGTGCAGGGCTACGACAAGGCCACCATCGTCGTGCAGGTGGGCACCGTGACCACGGCCGATGCGACGAACAAGTTCGCCATCGACCTGTACCACGGCGACCTGGCCAGCGGCACCGACGCGACCACGGTGCCGGCCGCCCAGCGCATCGGCTCGGCGTTCGACATCGACGCCAGCGGCGACGCCGACAAGACAGGGGCCTTCGGGTACCTCGGCAACAAGCGGTACATCCGCCTGCAGGCCACCGAGTCGGGCACGGCGTCGGTCGTGTTCGGCGCGACCGCGCTGCTCGGAGCCGGGGCGCAGCAGCCGTCGCAGGCTGCCGACCTGAACTAGAGCCATGCAGGTACTGATGCGCGAGCACAAGGCCGTGATGGACGCCGGGCGGGAGCGCACGTTCTCGCCGGGCGTCACCTACGAGCTGCCTGACGGCTTGGCGCAGCAGTGGTGCGCGTCAGGGGCGGCCACGAGCGTGGCCGCTCCGGTGCGCGAGGTGAAGGCCCACAAGCGGGAGCGCGCGTGAGCCTGGCGTCCGCAACGCGATCGGCGTGGCGCTACCGCAGCGGCGGGCCGGTGGTGGTGACGCCGCCGGCCGGCTGCGTGGTGTCGCTGCCGATCTTGCGGGCGCATGTGGCGCAGCCGCTCAACGACGATGACGCCATGCTCGACGCGCTCGAGCTGGCGGCGCAGGCGTGGGTGGAAGCGTATCTGGGCCGGGCCGTGCTGCTGCAGACGCGTGAGGTCGCCTACGACGGCGATCCGGGGCGCGTGGTGTGGCTGCCAGAGCCGGTGACGGCCCTCACATCGGTCACGGTGTATTCCGAGGCCGACGCCGCGACGGTCGTGGCCGGCACGGTATACGCGCTCGACACGGCCGGCGCGGCCCTGCCGCGGCTGGTGCTGCGGGATGGCCAGCTGTGGCCGGTGTCGCTGCGGGACCACAGCAGCCTGGTCGTGCGCTACACGGCCGGGTGGGCCACGGCCTATGCGGTGCCGCAGGCCATCAAGCAGGCGGTGCAGCTGCTGGTGGCGCACTGGTACGAGCAGCGCAGCGCGGGCGTGGCGGGCGGCATGGGGCCGGTGGCGTATGGCGTCGAAGCGTTACTGATGCCGTACCGGGTCCGCACGGGGGCGCGGTGATGCTGGGCCGCCTGCGTGACCGGGTGACGCTGTACACGCGGGCTGTGACCAACAGCGGCGGCGCGCTGGTGAACACGTTTACGGCAGTGCAGCCGACGCGGGTGCCGGCGGCCGTGGAGACACCGAGCAGCGCCCGCATGGAGCGGCAGTTCGGCAGCCAGGTGGCCCCGGTGGCCAGCCATCTGGTGACGCTGCGGGCATGGACCGCGGTCGATGTCGGGGACCGGCTCGTGTGGCACGACGGCAACACGGATCGCGCGCTTGAGATCACCGGCAAGGCGGCCACGGGTGGCCCGATGCGGCGCTGGCTGTCGCTGGCCTGCGAGGAACGGGATCTCGCATGAGCGCGCGGGCTGGCGTGACGTGGACCGGGCTGGACGAACTGGGGCGCGAGTTGCGGGCGCTGCCGGAGGTGCTGCAGCGCGAAGCCGATCGCATCACGCGCGAAGCGGCGCAGGCGCATCTAGCCGAGGTGCGGCAGGTGTTTCCCGAGAAGGACAAGACGGGCAATCTGCGGCGCGGCAATCGGCTCGAGGTGCGCGGCCCCATGAAGTACGTCGTGCGGAATGCGGCCCCGCACAGCCACCTCTATGAGGACGGCTACGACCACGTGTCGGGCCGGCGGGTGGCGGGGCATGACGTGTTCGTGCCGGCGGCGGCAGGGATTCGCGCGCGGATGCTGGACCGGCTGCGCGGGCTGCTGACGGACGTGGCCACCCGCAGCGGGCGCATGAGGGCCGCATGAGGACGCTAAGCGCAGCACTGCATGCGCGCGTGACGGGGGATGCGACGGTGGCCAGCCTGTGCCCTGGCGGCATGTGGCTCGACGTGGCCCCGCCCCCGGCGCAAGCGGCGCGGCCCGTGGTCGTGTTCAGCCTGCGCGGTGCGCCGACTGAGGGTGAGGCCATGCGCTGTGACGCCATCGTGCGGCGGTTCACGTATGGGCTGACCGTCGAGGGCACGCAGGATCAGGCCGCCGCGGTGCGGGATGCGGCGGCCCGCTTGGAGGATCTGCTACACCGCACGCCGTGGACGGCGACGGGGTGGCACATCGCACGGGTGGCGTTCACGGATGTGACCGAGCGCGCTTACGTCGATGGGGACAGCCGGCTGTTCGCAGTGATCGGGCAGTTGGAGATCGTGGCCGAGCAGAGCTAGGCCAAGGGAGAGCACACGATGGCAAGAATCCAGGGCGACAACGGCGCGATCGAGATCAACACGACCGGCACCACCTACGAGGCGATCGCGTGCTTCCGGCAGTACACCATCAACGAGCCGCGCGCCTACAGCGATGCCACCTGCATGGGCGATACGAACCTCGTCTATGCCGAGGGCAAGCGCGACTTCAGCGGCTCGGGCGAGTTCATGGTGGACACGGCCGACCTCGACGTGCTGACCACCATCCGCAGCGGCGGCACCAAGACGCTGCGCGTGTACCTCGACAAGACGACGGCGACCACCACGTACTACCAGGGGTCGATGTTCATGTCGGGCGGCGTCACGGTGGCCCTCGGCCAGCCGGTGAGCGGCCAGGTCGAGATCCGCGCGGCCGGCAACATCAGCTTCACCACGCCGTAAGCCGTGAGCAGCGGGATGCTCCTGCAGGGGCATGCGGTGTCAGGCATCGGCGGCGCGCTCTATGTCGCCGGTCGCCTGGCCGCAGGACTCGAAACGTGGCGGATGCAGGGCGACACCTGCACGTTCACGGTCCTGC